TGTCACAGCAGTAGGTAAAGCAGGCTTTTTAAATTGCTACCCAATTCATGTGCCTGTTATTGACGTCGGCATTAACTTTGTAACAGATGCTGAAGGCAGAAGCCGACTTGTCGGCGATGCCTTCAATACAGAAGGACGAGATGTAACACCAGTTCCAGGAGGGGTCGGTCTTTTGACCAGATGCGCACTTTTGGAGAATGTAATTGATGCGAAAGCAAGGGTGAGTTTAAAACGTGGATAAATGGACTTTGATTTTATTAGAAGTTGAAGGTATGTGGGAAGCAGATAGCTATGCCGCATATCTAGGGCAAATTGGCTGCGACCCGCAGAAGTATCGGGTAGAACGAGATACTTTTAAAGCTGACCGCATTTTTGCCCTTTATGGATATGATTATTTCTTGCGATTTGTAGAGCGGTGCCCGCATATCCAAGAGATGATAGAAAAATATAAACCCTGTGACCAGAACGGCGGCTAGTGCACAATGTTCTGTGCCTACTATAAGGAAGGAGGATGTACATTATGCCAATGAGTGATTGGATTAACAACGCGCAATTGATTCCAGAAGGCAGACCATATAAGGTTGATAGTTCAAGTCGAATTGTCGTACCTTCTCATTTGAAAGCAAAATTTGGAATTGAAAATGGCGACAATATGGACTATTATACCACCTTTGTTGATGGCAGATGGTTTATTTGTGTAACTAAGCACGTTGAAGAAGAGGAAGCAAAAAATGAAGAAAATATTTAAATATAGATTGCCAAGAGATGGCGAAGTAATTACCATTCATGCGGATGTAATTAAATGGCTAGATATCCAAGAGCAAAATGGCTGGCCTCACATCTGGGCAATCGTCGAAGAAAATGGCAATGCGAGAAACTATGAGATTGCGGCCTGGGGTACCGGCTGGATGGTTCCCGACGAGTTGATGTTCATGAGCTATCTAGGAACAGCGCAAGACCTGGGTGGTTATGTATGGCATTATTTCATGCGCGAGGCTGATTCTATCTATGAGCCTATCACAGTATAGGAATATGACTATAATCCTTACGATTATACTTTGACAACAAAGGGACAGCCAGACCCCGGATACAGCATTACGATTTCTTGCGGCGAGGCCGGTTCAGCGGTCTCTGGACTGGAATCAAAAGTGTATAATGATTATACAACAAGTATTGACAATTTGCAAGGTGTCGTGGAATATTTAACTGCGGCCGTGGCAACCGGTAAAACGGCATCTGTAAGAGCGTGTACGTAAAAAATAATTAAAAAATGGGAAAATATAATAAAAACATATTTTCCCATTTTTCTTTGGACAAAATCCCGAAATATGAGTTTCGGGAAAATTATATATAATAGCATAAAACAAGGAGGAAATATTATGCCACCATTAAAAATTATACCAGGTATGAAATTTGGAGAATGGGAAGTTATTGAAAGAGATTATCATCCAACTTCTAAGCAGCATTCAACATTTTGGTTTTGTAAATGTGGATTATGTGGAGAAGTAATTAGTGTTTCAAGAGATAGCTTAGTAAATGGAAAAAGTGAATGTTGTAATAAATGCAAAGGAGAAAAGATTAGACAAAAAGCAGAAGAAAGAGGTTTAATTTCTTGGCATAAAGGAGATAGATTTGGCTTATTAGAAATTATAGATAGAGCTGAATCAAAAGGTAATCACAGTTATGTTAAATGTAAGTGCGAGTGTGGTAACATTATTGATGTCAGAGTTGAGCATTTAAAAGGTCAATTTCATAATCGTACTATTTCTTGTGGATGCGCTTCTCAATCCAGCGGAGAAATAAAACTTACTCAGCTATTGGTAAAAGCAGGTATTGATTTTCAAACACAGTATAGGATTAAAGAGTTCAATATTTTATCACCATTTGATTTCGCCATTTTTAAAGATGGTAAATTATTGGGATTGATTGAATATGATGGTCAGCAACATTTTGAAGCTGTTGAATTATGGGGTGGAGAAGAACAGTTAAAAATTCAACAAGAGCGTGATACAAGAAAAAATCAATGGTGTAAGGAAAATAATATTCGTCTTATTAGAATACCATATACTGAGTATAATAATTTGACAATAGGGTACCTATTATCTTTTTTCCCAGAATTATCGTTTTCCGAAATTGAAAATTGATTTCAAGATTATAATGCCCAGACAAAAGCGTTTTGTCTGGGCAAAAAAATTTTTTTCCCGAAATAGGCCCCGGGGTTTTATTCACATCTGGGGAAAAACACAAAGTCTATAGTCTGCGTCGCGGCGAGCGCACACAGCAAAGGTATTGCCAGCCCCGGCAAAGAGGCGCAAAGACACACACAACACATCCTCATACATACACAATAATGTATGTATAATAAACAATACACACACAATAATACATACACAATACACACGCTGGGCCGTGCACGTGCGGCGCGGCCCTAGCTGCCATGCAATAATACCCTACACAAAAAAAGTTCTACACATTTGTGCATCTTACCTATTGACAAACATCCTGTAATGTGGTATACTGTAGATACAACAAAGGAACAGTGAGGTAATGACAATGAGTGAGAAGGTACTGTGTGTGCTGTGTGCTATACTACTGGTAGTGACCTTCAATGCACTAGGTCAAGCACAGCTTAATGATAGGTACACAAGAGAAGCTGTGGTAGTAGAGGTAGAGGGTAACACCATCAGCGCAGAGGACACCACAGGCAATGTGTGGTGCTATGATGTAGAGGGTGACACTGTACCATGTGTAGGCACAAGGGTAGTGCTAACCATGCTAGCCATGGGCAGTGATACTATCTATGATGACAGAGTAGTAGATGTAGAGTAAGGTACACAGCCTTACTCTATTATACTATGTAGTAGTAGCCACCGAGCACAGGCGTCAGGTCCCCTAGTGGGGCATACTGTAGGGGGTGCTAAAAAAAAGTTGCGTAAATAAGCAAAAAAACTCTTGACAAAAAGCTCCCGTAATGCTATAATAAAGACACAAAGAGAGAGGGACACAACCTCACAGAGTAAAGGAGATAACAACAATGACCATTTCTAACAACATCGCTATGTGGATTGCTAACAGCAACCTTGACAATACTACTACTTGTCCTGAGTGGCTGGGTATCACTCTTGTGGCTCTAGTCGTAGCCTTTGGCGTAGCTGCTATTGCCACTATCATCGCTGTCAACAAGAACTAATAGAGGAGGACAAGACAATGAACAAGAGACCTATCAACAAGATGCTGAGCACAGTAAGAGAGCTAAAGCCTGAGGTGCAGGCAAGCCATCAGTACAAGTACATCATCATGGTACTGAACAAGGACAACGAGGACATCACCTACGCAGAGAAGCTGATGGTGAGAGACAACCTGCGTGTGCTGTGTAAGGTAGCAGGTGTGTCCTATGAGAGACTGCTGATGAGGGTGTGCCAAGAGTAAGGCACACCCTTTAATTGTGCAATGTGACGAATCCCGCCATAGGCGCGCCAACGGTCCTGGCGCGCCCTAATTGCCAGTATAACACATCCCAGCCATTTTGTCAAGAGGAAAATTAGAAAAAAAATAAATAATTATTTTTCCCAAAAGGTATTGACAAATCGGTCTCCGTGTGGTATACTAAGTACAACAAAAGAACAAAGGAGCTAAACACCATGAAGAAGATTACCAAGACTGCCGAAGAGACCAAGAGAGACGAACTCGTCATCGCTACTCGCAATGCAAAGGACAAGATTGAGTACTGTGTGAGAGTCATCAACCGCAGACAGAAGGCAATGGCTATGTTGCCCCAAGAGTCCGCAGAATACAAGATGTTTGCGGGCGATGTAACCGAGGATAAATGGGTACTGGTTTCCGCTCTGCGTAGCTACGACAGAGCAAGGGAAGAACTGGCTGAGCACTGCCGAGCCTACCACCTCGCAGGAAATACTTTCCTTTCTGGCTATGAACTTTTGGAAATTCTCGCAGAAAAGGCTTGACAAAAGCCTTTCTCTGTGATACAATGTAGGTACAAAAGGAAAGGAACTGAAATGAAAATGATTTACTGTGGCTATCAGGGTAGTGGAAAATCTACCTACTGTAGAAATAACCCCAATACTACTGTTGACCTCGACAGCTCCGCATTTGTCAAGGTCGCAGGATGGGAAGAAAACTATGTGCGGACGGCGGTTGCCCTCGCTACTGACAAGAATGTATTCATCTCCGCTCATCGTGTGGTGATTGAATACTGCATGAACAACAACATTCCCTTTGTTATCCTCGCACCCTCGCAGAGCAAAGAGGCTTGGCGTGCTCGTCTTGAGTTCCGCTACCACAAGAACCCCATCCTCGCAAACTTTAAGGCAATCGCAGACTTCGAACAAAATTTCGACAACGACCTGCAATACTATCGCCTTTTGGAAAGCAAGGGCATTTGCGTGCGGTGGATTGAAGCCACAGTTGTGACAAACATTGGCGAAAAAATTTTTTGAAAAGGGGTTGACAAAACCCCTTTCCCGTGTTATAATTAAGATACAAAAAGAGAGGAGAGTAAATCAAATGTTAAAGAGCATGAGCATCACCGTGAGTTTCACCGACCACTGCTACACCGAACGCAGAGAAAGACTTGTAAAAATGGATAGAGAGTTAGGCTTCGGCGAAATCATTTGCACCACAATTTACAGAGGAAAGAGAAACTGCTTGACTTCCACTGGTATCTTAATGGTAATGGATGCCAAGAGCAACATTCTTGTCACCGCCTACCCTGCAAGATGGAAGATTGCCTGCAAGATGTTCTACGAAACTACTGGTGGTTATCCTCCTGCTGGTTACTCTGAAATCATCAGACGGGCAAAAGCATGGGACTGTGAAAATAATTGGATTTAGGGGTTGACAAATCCCTAAATCTATGGTATAATTTAATTACAAAAAGAAAAGAGGTAAACGAAATGAGTAAGAAAAAGAAAAACACAATCGACCGCAGAATGTTCAAGAAAGAGGGAGAAGAACTTCAGCAGTATCTCCACTTTCGCAAGCGTGGCTCTGTGGTAGAAAGCAAGAAGAAATACAACAGACAGAAATTCAAAAGGGGTGATAATGGATGATTATTAAAGGGGCAGATGGTGAGTACGAAGCCACATGGAAGCTCGGCGAAGACTATGTTCATGTAGTCTATCGAAAGATAATTCATCCCAATTGGCCCATTTTCCGCACAAAATACTACTATTGCACAGTAATTCACAAAGAAGATTTCAACCAGAAGCGAGTGCGGGATGCTCTCCTTGTTAGAGAACATTACGAAAAAAAATGTGCTTGCGGGGGTTGACAAAATCCCCAAACCATGTTATAATAATGCCAAGAGGTGAGAACAATGAAAACAGCAGCAGAAATAGCACGAGAGTGGCAAGCACAATTGCGTGACCCTCGCATTAGATGTCCTAACTGCGGGAGTAGTGCCCAATCCGAACTGGTGTACCAGGACAATACAAGCAACCGCAGAGAGAAAAAAGACGATTACATTTGCGGGTGCGGGTGTCGGTTCAGGGCACATTTTACACTCATTCAAACCGAGATACTGGAAATCGAAGCGCCTTACTACTAAGGCGCTTTTTCCATTTTGCTTTTTCGGTCGCGCGCCCACGGCCCAGGCGCGCGTTATTTCCATTATACCACAGCCCCAGCAATTTGTCAATAGGCAATTTGCACAAAAAATAAATAGTTGTTTTTCCTAAAATTGTGCTTGACTTTCTATTCCGGATGTGATACAATGTTCTTGTGGTTGAGAGAGACCACTAAATCAAAAAAAAGTTCAAGAAAATGAAAAAAAGTTCTTGACAAACCGGGAAACTGGTGTTATAATTAAGATACAAAAAGGAACTGAAAAGGAGATAATAACAATGACTAAGGGTAATTTCTTCCGCTACTACAACAAGCTGACTGGCGCTGACCGCACTCTGATTTTCTTCGAGCGCAAGGGTATCATCTACATCTACAACTGCAAGCACATCGCTCCTCGTTGGGCACACGAAGAATTTGAGTCCTCCAAGAACGGCGGACAGCAGAAATTCAAGATGTACATCAGCGTATCCGAAAAGGATAAGCTGATTGCCAAGGGTGCAACCCCCATCATGACCAAGGCTGAATTTGAAGCCATTCCTTACAAGAACAAGGGTCACAAGTGCGAAGCCTATCTGCACAAGGCTTGCGGTCTGGGTGAGTACACTCCCGACCATGTCCGCTTTGACTACTGCGGTGATGTGGAAATCGGTGGCGTTCAGTATCAGGTCAAGTACGAAAACGCAAGCCTGACCAATGTGGATGTGCTCCACAAGGCACAGAAGCGGGCAAGAGAAATGAAAAAGGGAAAGTAAAAAAAACTTTCCCTTTTTTCAAAAAAGGTATTGACAAATCACGGTTTTGGGTGTATAATTAAGGTACAAAAAGGAAAGGAACTGATACAAATGGCAAAGCAGATGAACATCACAATTAACTTCGACATGGACGGCACAATCGCTGACCTCTATGGTGTAGAGAACTGGCTCGAATACCTCATCGCAGGTGACACTTTCCCCTACGCAAACGCAAGACCTCTGCTCCACCTCTCCGCACTGGCTCGCAAGCTGAACGCACTTCAGCGGAACGGCTACAACCTCGCAGTTATCTCTTGGTTGAGCAAAAGTGGAACTGCTGAATACAACGAAGCAGTTACCGAAGTCAAGCTGAACTGGCTGAGAAAGCACCTGCCGAGCGTGAACTGGAACGAAATCCACATCGTTCCCTATGGCACTCCGAAGCAGAACTTCTGCAACAATCCTCTCGACATTCTGTTCGACGATGAAGAACGCAACAGAACGAACTGGACAGGCAGAGCCTACGATGTGCAGAACATCTTGGAAATTCTCAGAGAAATCTGAGAATTTCCTCTTGACAAACGGCAATTGATGTGCTATAATTAAGACACAAAGAAGAAAGGAACTGATAAAAATGTTAGAAATGATTTGCGCAATCCCCGAAGAAATCGGCTGGGCATTGGTTGGCTTTGTCGGAGCATTCGCCTTGATGATGGCTGTCAAGGTCGGCAAGATAATCGTTGAAGCAATCAAAGAAAGATTGGAGGATGATGAAGAATGCTGAAAACTGGAATTGTAGTTTGCCCCACTTGCGGGGGCGAGGTTGTTGAGTTCGATACTCTCGACATTGAGGTGGACAACACCACTGTGACCCTCTTTAAGGTTGGCGAGTGCGACCACTGCGGAAACCATTACCAGTGGCACGAGGAATACACCCTTGCAGGATACCGCGACCTGGAACAGACCCAGGGCGAAAGCGAGGACGAGCCCGATGCGGACGAATGCGGGTTCGACCCCTTCGCAGGTTGTTATACTTACGACTGCTGAAAAAGCAGTCGTTTGTTTTTGGCGGCGCGCTCACGGTCCAGGCGCGCCGATTTTCGTCAGAATAACCAGTTTCAACAATTTTCCGTGCAATTTATTTGTGCAAAATAACAGTTGACAAATCCCAAAAGGTGTGATACAATAGTATCAACAAAGGAAAGGAACTGATACACATGAAACTGGTTTACGATTGCGGACAATCCATCTCTCTGTCTCCTCGCAGAGATTTTGAAGAAACTTCTATTTGGTGGCACCTGCACCTGCTCGATGCGGAAGAATCCCTCGACCGCACCAACCGCACTTACTACGACACTTTCGAGAGCTTTTTTGAAGCGGTCTGTGAAAACAAGGTAAGAAATGCAGAAGCCTACATCGGTCTGTTCAAGACCCCCAAGGTATTGGTGAAATGTGGCATGAACCACTATACTGTCACCAAGAGGAACTTCAAAGAGGTGTGCGTGTGGAACTACACCAAAGAAGTCTCCCACCTGCCCATGTCCACCCTCATGGACAAACTTCCTGCGGACGAGTTCGCAGAATACCTGCGTGAAAGGGGAGTAGCCTTACAGCAAGGCTAATCCCCGGAAAAATTAAAAAAAGGTATTGACAAATCAAACAATCTGTGCTATAATAAATTTATCAAGTGAAAGGAAATGATACCAATGTTTACTGAAAAAACTTTTGCAATTATCGACACTGAAACCCTCGGCGGTGCTTCTCAGGCGCACTGCCCTACCTACCACTGCGCTGGCATTGCTTTCACCAAGAGAGCAGAAATCAGCAGAATCAACATCGTGGTCATCGGCAACCTACTTTTGGATTCTGCGTTCTATGGCAAATTCAAAAAAGACTACTACCGCGACCTGCTCCGCGACCCTGCAACTATTATCTGCTACAACGAAGCAGAGGCAAGCGAAATCTTCTCTGCGTGGCTTGCTGAAAACAATGTGTCCTGCGCCTGCGCCCACAACAGCGGTTTTGACTTCAACAAGACTTTCGTTGCTGAGTGTATCGAGGGAATGGAATTCATCGACACTTGGCAGGCATTTTTCGAGACCATCGGCAAGTACACCAAGTACAACAAATTCTGCTGTGAAAATGGCTTTGTAACCAAGAGCGGAAACGTTCAGATGACCGCAGAAATCTGCTACCGCTTCATCAGCGGAGACATTGAGTTCGTCGAGGAACACACCGCCCTCGCAGATTGTGAAATCGAAATGCAGATTCTGCGTGCGGTTTGGGCAACTCACCGCAAGTTTACTCGCAATGTTCACAAGGGCGATTCCGCCTATCGCTTCCAAGTGGTCAAGGGCAGATTCTAAAATCTGCCCTCCCGGGCGAAAAAAGGTATTGACAAATTCAAAATCATGTGCTATAATTAACTCAGAAAACAAGAAAGGAACTGACAGTAATGACTTGGGCAGAACATTTGGAAGCTATGCGAAATACTCCCGCATTTATTAACGAAGCAAACCCCCTGCGCTTCTCTGCACCCGAAAGCGAAGGTTTGTACCTTGTAGGTAGCACCAATTTCAATCCCTTTACCCATGAAGAAATCTATTTGGTAAAGGTTGGTAAAAGCTACAACCTGCAACGCAGAATGAAAGATTATCTCACCACCAACCCTGGAATGTTCCACATTGATTTTTGTACCATTCCCCGCCCCATGGTCGGCAAGTCCGAATGGCAGTGCCACGCAATTTTGTATGCAGTTTGCAAAGGCAAGGTAGAAAAAAGCGAAGAGTGGGTGAGAGTAAGCCGAGAGGTTTATCTCGAAATCTGCGAAAAGGGTTTCAAATATTTTTCTGAAAGAATGTAAAAAACCCTTGACAAACCCCCAAGAGTGTGCTATAATAAATACAACAAAGGGAAAGGAAAATCCCAAACACCAGAAAGGAAATGATACCATGATGAACTACAAGTATGTTGTTGAGAGCTTCTACGATGATGCCAAGGTCACTGTCGAAACCAACGACCCCGAGGTCGCAGTTCTGGAAATGATGCAGAGGGACATGGATGGTGTCCACGCCCACTGCGTTGATGGTCTGACTGGCGAAGTCCTCGCCCTCGTCAACCACCCCGACCAGTTCGTCCAGTCTGAGTTCGCTCTGATGACCCTGGGTGTGCTGATGGCACACCTGGCAAAGTAACAAACCAAGAGCCATCCCGCAAGGGGTGGCTTTTTCATTTCAATTTTTGGGCGCGGCGCCCTCGGATGTGGGCGCCGGAATTTCCATTATACCACACCGCCAGCAATTTGTCAAGAGAAAAGTTACACAAAGTTTGATTGATTTGAATTCCTGTTTTTGTGCATTATTACCTATTGACTTTTGGTGCGGTCTGTGGTATACTATCATTGTCAAGGGGAGATAGGTGAGCCTGCCCCCAAGGGCGAAAAAAAAATCTCAAAAAAAATTGAGAAAACCCCTTGACAAACCCCTTAAAGTGTGATACAATAAGGGTACAAAAGGCGAGGGCAAGGCGACCACGAAAAGGTGGGTGCCCACGAGAGCGAGTAAGACCTTGTTACCAATGACCCGACCGCAAGGTGTTCCTGTTTGCGGAATACAAATGTGAACCAGACCACGCAGGCTGAAAAAATGTCGTGGATACGCAGGATACAAAAGCCAATTTCTTTGGTGGTGAAAGCGGACTCACCCTAACTGTGGCTTAAAGGCTCAGCCAAGCCAAAGAAAAAAAAATTAAAAAAAACTCTTGACAAACAAATCAAGATGTGCTATAATAAGTATGTAAAGAGGAAAACCTCTTACAAATAAATTCATCGACAGGTTCAAGTCGTTAAAACCGAAAGGAATTGATACTATGGCTAACAACAAGAAGATGACCAAGGCTGACTACTTCAAGCAGATTTCTGCCAACTACCCTCTGACTGCCGATGAGCAGGCTTTCATCGCCCACGAACTGGAACTGCTCGCCAAGAAGAACTCTGCGGAAAAGAAGCCGACCGCACAGCAGGTGGCAAACGCAGGTGTCGCTGATGCCATCGTCAATGCGATGGAAGATGGTGTCCTCTACACCATCACCGACCTCATCAAGACTGTTCCTGCGTGTGCGGAACTGACCAACCAGCGTGTTTCTGCCATCGTGCGTGGTATGATTGGCACCAAGGTTGAGCGTGTCGAGGAAAAGCGTAAGGCATACTTCCGCAAGATTGCGGAGTAAGCCTACTCCCCCAAGGGCAGGGGGTAACCCCTGCCCACCTTGACCCCGGCGAAAAAATTTTCAAAAAGCACTTGACAAATCCCTCTGTCTGTGCTATACTATAATCACAGAAAGGAAGTGAGTCAATGCTTGATGAAAAGTTAATTGCCAAGCACATGGCAAGCCTCGGCATCAGCCGAGAGGAAGCAATCCAGTTGATTGAGGATGACAAAGCAATCGACAGGGGCGCAAAGATGTTTGAGCTTGACCCCGAACTTGAGAAAGGCGCAAAAAAGGCAAGACAAGCCGAGCGCAAGGTCAGCACCACCCCAGTGAAGCGAGAGAAGAAAGCCAAGCCTGAAAAGGCTGAAATCTGCTCCGCAATGATGGATGGTCTGCGAGTTTTGGGTGTGGAAGATTTCACCATCAACAACCCCGAACGCGAGTTCTTGTTCATCCACAATGGAACGAAGTACAAGGTCACACTTGCCTGCCCTCGTTCCTAAGGCTCCTAAGGGGTCGAGCCAATCGGCCCCATTCCATTGGCGGTGTGCTGTCATCGTCTGGAGGTAAACCACTAGGGGGAAGGCGCCCAACCCTGGGGTATGGTACTAAAACAAAACAGCCGAGAAAAGACCCAGGGGGGCGCCCTTGGGTCTTCGTCATTTTGCACAAAAATTCGGCCGCGCGCTGACGTACGCCAGCGCCGGTTTTTCGGCGAAATAACCAGTTTCAACAATTTTTGGGGCGAAATCTTTGTGCAAATTGACTATTGACATTTCCCATTATCGGGTGTATAATAAGGGTACAAAGTCAAGGAGGTAACAACAATGGGTATGACTTACAAGCAGTTCATGGACTACGCAATGCAGAACTACTGCAACGGCGGTGATTGTGTGGTCGAGTGTTGGGATGAACTCTCTTTCCGCTACTACTGCGAAGAGTTCGGTCCGATGACCAAGGAAAAGGCTGACAGTCTCTTCCGCACTTACCGCGGTTGTGGGGGGTACTAATTCCCCACAAAAGAAAAAAAGTTTCAAAAAACCTATTGACAAACATCCAAAAGTGTGCTATAATAATTACAGAAAACAAGAAAGGAACTGATACTATGAAAATGTTCAATGAAATGTCCCTCAAGTCCATCCGCAACAAGCTCAGCAAGGTCGGTGTCACTATGACCGACGAGCAGTTCAACTCCCTCACCTACTCCGAACTCCGCAAGGTGTACAAGAAGTCCAAGAGGGCTTACGCACTCTATGAGCAGGTGGATGCCATTATCAACAAGCCAAAGGCTCCCACTCCTGCGGTGCCGATGCCTGCCAAGGACAACGACAAGGATGCCAGGGGGTTCTAACCCCTTTGGCTCCGCCCGGAAAAATAATTTCCAAAAGGGTATTGACAAACAGAGAGATTTGTGCTATAATAACCACAGAAAGGAAGTGAAGTGAATGGATACGAAATTGCTGATTGTGTTCATCGCTCTGAACATCGCCAATGTTATCATTCAAACTGTAAAATCTATCGCCACTGTTAAATGCGGAAAGGTGTCTGCCGCAGTTATCAATGCGGTTGCCTATGGTCTGTACACCATCGTCACTGTTTACTTAATGTGTGAACTTGACCTCTACCTCAAAGCAGGAATTGTGGCTCTGTGTAATTTGGTGGGTGTCTATGTGGTAAAACTCATTGAAGAAAAGGCACGCAAGGACAAGCTTTGGAAGATTGAAGCAACTGTCTTTGACCCCTACACCAAAAGCCTGCATTGTGATTTGACCGCAGAAGAAATCCCTTGCAACTACATTCCCAAAATCGGCAAGTGGTCTGTGTTCAACATTTACTGCGACAGCCAAGAGAAAAGCAAGAAAGTCAAAGCCTTGCTTGAAAAATACGATGCAAAATACTTTGTGAGTGAAAGCAAGACCTTGTAAAAAGGTCTTGACAAACTCCACCAAATGTGCTATAATTAAGACAATCCAAGAGGAAAGGAACTGATACAATGAAAGCAACTGGAATTATCCGCAGAGTTGATGACCTCGGCAGAGTGGTTATCCCCAGAGAAATCCGTCGGTCAATGGGCATCCGCGAGGGCGAACCCCTCGAAATCTTCATCGATGGCAGAGATACTGTCTGCTTCCGCAAGTACGAAGCCAATCTGAATGGCGAAATTGACCATCTGGTGGACACCATCGAAACCTGCGTGGACGACTACGAAAAGATGGCACAAATCAAGAAGCTTCTGGGCGAAGTGCGGAAGCTGGTGAAAAGCGAGGAGTAAAACCCTCGCTTTTTGCGCGGCCCGGGCGCGACTGTGCCCGGCCGAATTTACCATTATACCATGCCCCGCACAATTTGTCAAGAGGAAATGTTGCACAAAATAATCTTTTTAATTTTCCTGTAATTTGTGCAGTTTGCCTATTGCAATTCGCTTTTGGATGTGGTATACTATCTATGTCAGTAAGGGAGAGACCCAAGCGGACAGACCGAAAAAAAGTTTGAAAAACTTAAAAAAACCTCTTGACAAACCCCCAAAGATGTGATATAATGAATACATCAAAGGGAGAGAGAAAGCCAAAGGTTCAAAAAAGATTTTCAAAAAAATCAAAAAAACCTCTTGACAAATCGCTCAACCTATGATATAATAAATACACAAAGACAAGGACAGTCTTAAAAACCAGAAAGGAATTGATACTATGGCTACTACTCAGAAGATTACCAAGGCTCAGAAGTTTGCAATGCTCAAGGCTATCCCCGCTGTTGCGGAGAACGCAATGCTCGTGGAGTTCATCGAGCACGAGTTGGAGTTGCTCGCCAAGAAGAACTCCGCTGAGAAGAAACCCACTGCTCAGCAGACCGCCAATGCTTCCATCGGCGAAGCCATCGTGGCTCATCTCCAGAGCCAGCCCAACCGCCTCTTTACCATCACTGAGGTTATCAAGGAAGTGCCTGCGTGTGCTGAGTTGACCAATCAGCGAGTGTCCGCAATCGTGCGTGGTCTCATCGGCACCTCTGTGGAGCGTGTGGAAGAGAAGCGAAAGGCTTATTTCAGAGCCATTCGCTGAGCCACTCCCCAAGGGGGGGCAATAGCCCCCCCAAAATGGGGCACGGAATTTCAAAAAAGGTCTTGACAAACCGCCCAAGATGTGCTATACTGTAAGTACAGAAAGGGGGTAAACCAATGGCAGAAAGTCAAGTCGAACGCATTATGCGAAATCTGAAATGCTCCAAAGAAGAAGCCGAACAGATTATCGCAGACGACAAGGCAATCGACAGAGGTGAGCGAATGGCTTTTGACCTCTCACCTGAAGCCGAAAAGCAAGCCAAAAAATTCGCAAATACTGGCACAAGGCAGACAAATGGGCAGAAAACCGAGCGAAAACGCAAGGAAAACCCCACAAAAGCCACGATAATTGCCGAAATTGCTCAGTTTTTGGCTGAAAATGGCTACGAAATGGTCGAAATCACCAATAAAGAGCGTCAAATCGCCTTAAAAGTTGGTGAAAATGCCTACGAACTGACGCTTGTGCAGAAACGCAAGCCAAAAAGTTGAGAAAATCGCCCCAAAAGGGCGATTTTTTCGTTATTTTTTCCAAATTAAATTTAAATTTGTGCAATTTGCACAAAAATCGGCCGGCCGCACACAGATGTGCGGCCCGGTATTCGGCAAAATGCACAAGTTCAACAAGTTTTTTACCCAATTATTTGTACAACATTACCACTTGCATTTTCCTAAAAATCTGCTATAATTAGTAGTGTCAAGGGGATGAAGTAAACCCCCGCAGATGGGTCGGCGCAGAGGGTTGAAAAATGTTGGGCAGAGGGGTTAGATTGTCCCACCAATCAGACCACCGAAACTTTTTCAAAAAACTTTTGAAAAACCACTTGACAAACAGCACAAGATGTGCTATAATGAGTATGTAATCAAGAGGGGAACTCCTTCGAGGCAAGACCGCAACAGATGGTGGAAACAGACACAGGCGAATTGAAACTCTACAACTCCTACGCAAGATTCCCCCCTACTAGGGTGAGTGGTGAGCAACGAAAGGGTGCGAGTAGACTCAAGGCAGGGGGCAGAAACAAGTCCAGTGAGCGCAAGGATGCTGTGGGAATAAAAAAAATAGTCGCGAATATTTTTTGAAAACCTCTTGACAAACTCAAAACCATGTGCTATAATAAGTATGTAATCAAGGGAAGGAAAACCCTAAAAAACCAGAAAGGAACTGATACTATGGCAAACACTAAGAAGCTGACTAAGAAGGACCATTTCAACACCCTGCTGACCCTGGCTGAGGTCAAGTCCAACCTTGCGCTGGTCGAGTTCATCGAGCATGAGCTGGAACTCCTGGCGAAGAAGAACTCTGCTGAGAAGAAGCCTACTGCCCAGCAGGTCGCCAATGCTGGTGTGGCAGAAGCCATTCTGTCCCACATGAGCGCAGACCCCAATCGTCTGTTCTCCATCACTGAGCTGATTAAGGAAGTGCCTGCCTGCGCAGAGCTGACTAATCAGCGAGTGAGCGCCATCGTGCGTGGCATGATTGGTGTGTCTGTCGAGCGCATCGAGGAGAAGCGCAAGGCGTTCTTCAGGGTCATCCAGTGATGACCCCTTCCTCCCCCTGCCCCCAATTCGTGGGGCAGGGGCTTTTTTGCGCCGTGCGCCAACGAGTGTGGCGCCCGGAATTCGTCAAAATAACTAGTCCCCGTAAATTTCCAATCGAATTTTTTGTGCAGTTTGTCATCTTGATTTTTCCCGCAATTGGTGGTATACTAATCCTAAGAGGTGAGGCAAATGACCGCAGAAGAAATGCGCAAGGCTAAAGCTGAATTGCACAAAGTTATTATTGATACTGTTTTATCTTTTGGGGGAACTCTCCATGACGATGCAACCATGTATCGATACATTATCGAATTAGCGTCTAATGAGCTTTTAGCTTGTGTTCCTTTTTCCAATGAAAATTAAAAAAGTGCTTGACAAATTATTAAGTCTGTGCTATAATAAGTATGTAATCAAGGGAGCGAGTGCTCCACAAGAAAGGGTAATTTACTATGAGAACCATTAAACTGTTTGAGCGTGAAATCAATCTGATTGTCAATGAAGACCTGCGTATGGCGGTCAAGTCTTACATGGAAGAAGCCACCCCTGACTACTTCTGGACAGATGGTGCTTCCTCTTCTGGCAAGTATCATCCCCAGTTTTCGCAGGGCATCGGCGGTCTGGTTCGTCACACCAAGGCGGTTGTGATGTTCGCTGAAGAACTGCTCCGCATGAGTTCCTACGCCTACATGAAAGACGAGTACAAGGACTTCGTAATTGCGGCTTGTATCATCCATGATACCGCAAAGTATGGTGTCGATTGGTTTGACAAGGCAGAATACAAGAACCACGCAAGAAACGCAAGCAAGGCTTTTGCAGGTTGGTGCGAACAGGTGTTCGATTTTACTCCCCATTTTCTTCTGCTGAACGCAGTTGAAAGTCACATGGGTCAATGGTCTACTGAACGAGAGGACAGACCTTTCACCAGCGTGGACAGATGTGTTCACATGGCGGACTACATGGCAAGTCGCTCTTTCATCGACATTCCTTCCATCACAGAGGAATACAACAAAATCGCTTGCCAGTGGGCGGCGGAACACCACGAACTGCCTTTCTAAAGGCAGGGAGTGGAAACCCCGGCGAAAAATATTTTTCAAAAACCTATTGACAAATCTCCAAGAATGTGCTATAATGAGTTCATCAAAGGAAAGGAACTGATACAATGAACTGTCTGAAATGTGATAACTACTGGCGCACCGACATTGACGAAAGCCGATGCGATAGATGCGGATGCCAAGAAGAATCCAACACCAACCCCAAAGAAAGCGAGGACAAAGGCAATGAGCAAAAAGCATCTGGGCTGTGCTGATAGTGGCTGTGGCTACTACTGGCAGGACGAGGACGAAGATTACCCCCGCTGTCATTTCGATGGCTTCGGCAAAGCACCCTGTGAGGAGGATGACTGGGATGAAGAATAAGAAAACCCGATTCATTAACCCCAAGCCCACCGCAGAAAATAGATGCATGCGGTGTACCCATGTGGGGCAGGAAACCACAGACGATGTGGCTTGCTGTAACTGTTGCGAGGATGGCGAGTTTTTCGATGACATTGCGGAAGTCGAAGACCGCTATACGCTGGATGACCTCGGTCCGAATTGGTGGTGAGACCCCCGCAGGGGTCTCATTTTTTTTTCATTTTACCACTTGACAAGTGCGGCCCGGTATGGTATAATAATGGTGGGGTTCAACGGGCCGCGGACGGAGGCCAAGGCCCGATTTTCCGACCGGTACACCCCATATGCAAATTTTTTGCTACTTCTAGCGACTTTTCATATGCACTTAATTTTCCCGTAAAGTGAGCCCCGGTCGGGAGCCGACCGGTCCTACAAAAACCGCCCGCATATACGCGGGCCGACCGGTAAAAATATGTTTTTTTAATATTATAACATATTTTTTTATAAAAATCAAGGCCGAACGGCCATTTGATTTTTATAAAATTTTTTTGTATAATAATAATACAATAAGAAAAGAAAGAGGTATATACCAATGGTTATTGATAAGAATTATTTCCTGACCCGTCTGCAGAATGGTGAGGATATGACTGCTATCGGCAACGAGATTGCCGCAATGATGAATGCCGCTATCGACGAGCACAATGCTGCTCTAGAGGCCGAGGCCGCAAAGCAGGCTGAGGTAGAGAAGGAAGCCACCAAGAGAGACCTAATTGAAGAGATGGTCGATATCATCAAGGAGCTGGCTATTTTGGAGGGTATGGACCCCGATGAGATGACCCTTTCCGACGAGGAAATGGACCAGCTGGTTGCGGCTTTCACTGAGATGTTTGCGGCCATGCGCGATTTGAAGAAGATGTTTGCGGACCTGGAGGCTAAGCTGGACTCCGACAAGAGCGGCTCAGTGCGTCTTCATCACCCTGGTCCTGCGAGCGGCAGAATTACTCCTGTGGCAAAGAGCGACGAGCAAATTCTGGCCGATTTTATCAAGATGTTTAATTAATGTGATGAGAAAGACGTCTGTTTATTCTATAGCTAGCTACGAAGACCAAGAGCAGGCAAATTGAATTATGAAAGAAACTCCCAGATTGTCAAAGGTCTGGGAGTTATTTTTTTATATGTGAATTTAACGGTGACGGGGACGTGGAAAATACGATTCATATACCTGGGGCCGATCGGCCACCACACTCTCGCAAAACCTCCGCAAAACACACAATTTCTTCCAAAAGAGCAAAAAAAGGGGGGAACACCATTACAGTGTTCCCCTAAAGTCACGAGCGAAGCGAAGTGACTTAACCTTTAGCCATTACGCCAAAATCAACTTCCGGCAAGAATCCCTCCAAGAGGCTCTCAACCGTCATCTCTCTTGCCTTCTTCAATGTGCCTTCAACATCAAGGCCCAGCTTCACATCTCCCACAGGTCTTTCAGTTCTGTTATATCCAGGAGAGTAAGTACCTCCAGTTCCTGCGGAATCCGCATAGCTTACAGTCATAGTAGCCTGCGGAATGGGTTCACTACTGTATCTCATTCCAGAAGTAGAAGCCTTGCGTGCGGCTGCTGCTGTCTCTGCGGGAGTTCTATAAGTGCGGACACTACTGTACTCGCTTACACTACCACTCTCACTTACCTCACCATAACTCTTCCATCCGTTGCTGGTCTTGGCGACAATCTTATTCTCATCATCATAGAGAATATAATAAGCACCACTTCCCAAGTTATCCAATCTACTAGAGGGAGCAGCAAATACAGCCTTACCATTCCAGTTACCTAGTCTTAATCCATCTCTAGCTGCTCTTTTTAAAGTATTATAATCAAATGTCATCTCATTTTTCCTTTCGATTTTCATTTCATTTTTGATTTCAATTTCAGATTTTCAAACGAGATTTTGAAATCAGTTTTTCTTCCTACTATTATTATACAAAATTTTATTTTAATTTTCAAATTAAAAATGGATTATCTAGCAAAGGTTCAATTTCAATTTTCGATTCATTTTTCTAAATTGGTACTATATACATCTTTGGGTCTCTATTTTGCATATATACCTTCACTTCTACCACATTCTCTGGTAATTTATCATAACTACCCATAGCGAATTTTACTGCTCCCTTAGGTATCTCAAAACCTTCCATTACTTCACCTTCAATTCTACTTTAATACCATTTTTAATAGTTTCAATTAATCTTTCTTTGAAACTATCAATATCAAACTTAAATTTATCTACAATCATATCGATTTCTTGTTCATACCATTCTGGATGTTCAATTGGAGAACTTAATTCCATACCATAATCTTCTCCAATCATCCGAATAGTTCCATTTCTTAATTTGTTTTCATCTAAGATAATCACTTCTATACCTCCCTCCGGCCCCGCGTATAGAGGATTTAAATGGCCCGAAGGGACATTTAAAGCCTCTTACGATTGACAGTTCTCTATTTCTATTTATAAGGATACTATTTTTTTAACAAAGTATGTACAAAATTTTAACACTCATGCGTCTAAATTTTTAACACTTTAATTCAACGTATTAGTTAACCAGTCTAATTGATAAATTGTTTTCACATTTTGAAAAGTGTCCGCCTCTTGTTTCATTGTAGTCAATGAATACTTAATCAGCCCCACCTTTTCTAATACATACAGGATATTCGTTACGGTATCATTATTACTTCTCGTGCTTGTGCTAATTCCAATATAACTCTTTACCTGGTCTAATGTAAACTAAAACGGACGACACTCATTAGCATAATAACAATTCAATAAATAAATATAAGTTGAAATAGAATTCTCACTTAAAGTGTCTGTAATTAACTTTAATGTCCCATATGGAACCAAAGAAGCTAAATCAGCACTTAATTCAACTAATCTATATGTATCTTTTCCTGCTTCAACAACTAAACCCAATTCCTTTAGATTCTTAAACTTCGTTGAAACCGTCTGTCTCGATAAGTTAAACATCTCACCAAGCTTACTAAAATTTATATCTTTCTTTGAAAAATATCTAGTTCCGCTCTTCTCATCTCTTGTTGAGATACACTGAAGATAAGCATAAAGAATATCATAATACTTTTTATTCGAACAAATATCTTTAGCCTTGGGAACCTGTCTTGAATTTGGTTGAATCTTTAACACAATCACACCTCCCTTCCAACTATTCTTAAGAAAAGTTGTTAACCATTTAACAAGTTTTACCCACGATATAGAAGTCTAAATTTTTAACATTTTATATAGATGTACAAAATTTTAACACATTTTTTTAACAAATATATAGATGTCTATTTTTTTAACCAAATACATAGAAGTCTAATTTTTTAACAAAAATATAGCTGTCTAATTTTTTAACATTTTTCATTTAAAGTTTGCGGCCGGGAGGCTCCAAAGCGCTTTTATGTCAGCTAAACCAATCTCTCGTCTCTGGACCCCTAGACACTACGATTCTCCAAACCGCAACTATTTATTTGCTAATTGATTTTATAAAAAATTTATGATATAATATATATGTAAAGTAAAGAAAGAGATAAAGATAAAAGATGAAAGATTGCTGACGGACTCCGTAAAAATCGTTTCCCGTCATTTTCTCTCGTCGAAAGAAAAAGGCTGAAAAAATCGACTTTGGAGGTAAACTATATGGCTATCGGTTCTGCGGGTTTCACCCCTTCCGCCATTGAAGATGGCATCTACAACTTAATTGACCGTGCGGATTTCATCGTGTCCTCCAAGGAGTACACCGAGAAGTGTATGCGGGCCGTGGAGTCCTTCCTCCTGTCCTGCCGCGTCAAGTGGAACTGCATCTGGGATTCTTATCCTGATGAAAGCGGTGCATCCGTATCTTTCGCTTGGATTGAATGCGGCGAGCTCCATCATATCGTACTGAATGTGCGATATGATGCTTTCTGTCCGAAGGAGGATGAAGAATGAAAACAATGAGAATTGGCTCCTCAATCATTCATCTGGACCCGATGTACGATATCAACTGTGAAGAGTGTGATGAGGGTACAATCGTGCGTATTGATTATGCTCACGCCGAAAAAGAATATCTCGTACCTGGCTTTTTCGTACCGGAAATCGTGGCAGCCGCAATCCAAAGAGGTATGAACGGCGAAGGTGGAAGCCTTGATAACTTCGACTTAATGGCAAAACTGCGGGCGCTGGACCGCATATATGGAGGTATCAGAGTAGATGAAACTCGAAACGAAGCATGATGTAATCATTAACTTCATCGAGCAGTTCCAGAAGTTCGGGCCGCAAGTCGTAGACTGTTTTTCCAACGGAATGTGTTATCAGTTTATGACTATCCTGCGTAAGCGTTTCGGTCCATTCTGCACAACTCCCGTTTACGATGAAGTCATAAACCACTTTGCAACCGAAATTGACGGTCGTATCTACGATATTACTGGTGATATCACCGACGACCCGCAATACCATTGGAAACGATGGACTATCGTGATTGCGGAAGACTATAAACACGCCAATAGAATTTGCCGCGATTGTGCTGATAAGGTACCCAGTGATACACTCATCTGTAAATATTGTGACAATTCTTTTTACGATGAAGTTTTGAATACGTATCTGTGCGGCCTGGACAATGAGCCGGTTGACCTGGATACCCCCTGTACGAAAGGAGTAGAGCGTGATGCAGGACTTTAATTTTATTTGTATGTTCCGTGTTCTCGTCGTTGACGATGTAGCCAACCAGGATAAAGTTGAACACGGTTTTTGTTTCGCCAATGATTTTACCAGTGCGGTCCAGTATCTGGAGCAGCATCTGTACGGTGATAACCTGTTGGAAATCCAGCATATGGAACTCTTTGATGCGTGCCCTATCGTTTCCTTCGAAGTGTGGGAAAAGATTAAGACTTGCTTGGAGGAAGCATAATGGATTTCGGAACTTTTGTTGGCGTAGGTTATATTCTCTCTGAGAGAGAAAGACAAGAGTTAATGGGCCATCTCGAAGACACTAATCCTCAGCGCTATAACGAAATTATGGACGAAATGTTCTGCTACGATATGGACGAGAAATGGTTCTTCGGTGAGATGGTCTATGAACTCGACGGTTGGGGCGATGCCAAAAGCCTCGAAACTCTGGCGACTTTGCCTGTTTTACAGGACGACGGCACATTTGGTGCCAAGTATGGTGCAATGTTGGTTGACTGCGGCATTAGCATTGAAGAAATCAATACTAAGTGGGGTCATCCAAACATCTATATCGTAACATATTGTTACTGCTAAGGAGAAAATATGGAACGAAAATGCGGCGACTGCGCCCTCAAGGCGCTAAAAAATGGGATGTGCCCGGTCTTTAATGCGAATATGGAGGACGAAAGCGGTTGTCCGTATTTTACCACAGAACTCAAAATTTGTGAGATTTGTGGTAATCTCATTCTCAGCAATAGCTACCTCCAAGAGGAAAATGGAGTATTCCATCTTTTCTGCCACAATTGCGCGACCGGCCACCCTTGCAAAACTTGCAAGGAAGTAATCCAATGTCGGTTCAATACCGACGAAACCTGCCAGGAGCCAGCGTATGTGATGGTTCAGCAACGCCAAGGCAATATGGTAGTACAGCAACAAATTCAGAACCCCAAGCGCGTTGAAGCCACCTGCGCGCAAGGTTGCCCATGTTATCACGTAGAACATGGTTGTATGCGTGAATATGGGTGTGGCTGCCAAAATCTTAAAATAAATTGGAGGAACAAGTAATGATTGTCTGGATTCTGCTCATTGCCCTCATTATAACCGCTGCAGCCATTTTGCTGGGTGGCGTGTTTGGGCGTCTCAAGACCAAGGCCTACCGTAAAACCATTTATGTCGGCGTAGCTATCTGCGCAGCCCTCATCACTTTCTGCATGGTACTCGGCGGTATCTACCACAATGAAGTAAGTAACCTGCAGGCACAGTATGATGACATTATGCTGTACCATGAAGTCGTAAGTAATTGCGACAATGAGCAGGTGCGCTTCGGCCACTACGAGAAGATTGAAGACTTTAATGCTGAGTATGACAGATTGGCTGTTGTACAGGAAGACTTTATGTTCGGCACTCTCTTCCCCAAGAACTGGTCTGAGAACATGGGTCCTATTGAGTTCTACTTCCGCGGTGTAAGTTATGAGCCAGTCTACGACTAAAATCTATGTCGACCGAGACGAGTTTATGAGTCAAATGCTCAAATGTCTCGGGAGTGAAGAATGGAAGAAAGCCCTTGAATGTACGGAGGCTCATGCGGCCTCCGCACAATGGGGAATGGCTTTCTGTGCAAACTATGCGGCGGTCCATACGCCGTATATGACCATGCAAGACCACAAGGACACCTATCCTTGTAACTACTGCGGCAGCTGTCCCGTTTGGCTAACCGCATTTGAACCAGATACTGGTTTAGATACTCTTGAAAAAGTGATAATCGAGTGTGTGCGGCGAGACTGCCACCTCGTAGGAAGGAAGGTAGAAAATGCCGAAGTTTAAAATTTATGCCGGCTTGTCTGGTGGTTTTGGAGGCTCACACTTCTGTGAAGTCTATGAGTGCGGCAGCCAGGCTGAAGCTGAAACATATGCTCGCGAGGTTGCCATTGAGGAATATGAGTCTTACGGTGGTTACCACGGACTCTATACCTGGGATTCTATGCGTCAAACCATTGCCGACGATGAATACGATGGAGATATCGAACAGGTTGACCCCGAAGATGTCGACATCGCATTAACCGAGGAAATCGAAGGTTGGATTACTTATCACGTAGTCCCCGTAGCCGACGACTTCCCCGATGATTACGACGGTTATGATGATGATTATGACGACGATGACGCAGATTGCTACTGCGAATAAGGAATTAAATTACAGCCGATAACATTCCCGGCTGTTGTAAATAAAAGAGCCGCGGATGCTGGGAGTAATATCTTGGTGTCCGCGGCTAAAAACATATATGCCATATCCGCGACACAATGGTTTGCGCCCAAGAGTATGAACGATGCAACAGAAAGAATCGTAACATATGGCGCCGTTGGATACTGTTTCACTCCGATATACATAAGAATACCACAGAATACACCGAGAATAATATTTTCAAACCACAAATTGGAAATTCTTGTCAGAGTGATTGCGGCTGCCCCTGTTGTGAGAGATGCCCCCAGTGGAGTTGCCAAAAGCAAGAGTGAGCATAACGCACAGCCAATTAGGTTGCCAATCCATATCGTGGCGAGAGACAAAGGTTTAATCTGGCGCTGCGCTAGCAGACCGGCTTTGCCGGTAAATAAATTGAATTGGAAAAATAAGATTGTCAACAGACCAATAGAGAACATGAAAGCACCCAACGCTCCACCTACGATTAAGTAAATGGCTGCGGCGAGAGTAATCATAAAGCCGGCCATGATAGACTTTATCATATTTCTTCCCTCCTTTATACTTTCTTACTTTTATTATACCAAAATTTTAAACCAAAATCAACTGTCGGATGCGTGCGGTTGAGGGCAAGCTCCATAGCATATAAAAATTAAGATGTGTCCGGGAGCCGTTCATTAAAACTGTCCGCGTGCCGTTCACTGGAAAAGTCGTACGGTTGGTCGCATCCATCCGTTGATTTTCTGAAAAAATTTTTGTATAATAATAATACAGGGTGAGGCCAAACCGAAAAACAATTTTAATAAAGGAGTATTTTAAATGGAGAATATTATTAATGTAAATGCGCTGAGAAAAGCGCTTGCTAGCGGCATGAGTTCTGCAACTATTCATGACTGGGTGGATGACACTATTGTTGCAATGGGATATTTTAATCAACATTATAGCGATAATTATGTCGCAGTATCAAAAGAAAATATTGAAAAGGTTCAAAGAGAATTGGACCGATTAGAATGTAAAGTCTGCCAAATGTATTTTAAATATATGTAAAAAAATAGACCCTCTGGTTTTCAGAGGGTCTATTGATTTTTATAAAAAAATATGATATAATATTTATAGAAAGTAAAGGATAAGAAAAGTTCAGAAAGGAATTGATATATATGGAAAATTTGAGAATTCTGGGTCTTGATGATGATAATCACTCTCCTTGCTTCCGCTGTGAGGATGGTACTGTGTTTAGTACCTGTAAGGAGCTGGTAGACTTCCTGTCTAAGCCTCACGATTGCCAGGTTGAAGTTAAGATGTTTGCCATCGTTGATGAATGGGAAGGCGGTCTGGCAGATTTTGAAGAGGAAGAAGTCAATTCTATGTTTGACTATATGACTGGTTATGGTCGTCTTCCCGAAAATATGATTGGCGATTTGATTTTTGAACTGTTTTGGAATTCTGCCAATCGTCTGTGGTGGTAAGGAGGAAGTATGGCATATCAAAAAACTGCGAAAGACTTAGCCTGGGACAGAGAACGAGCTAAGCTACGTCACGAGGCTGAAGAGTGGCGTATGAAATATAATCAATCTCAAGCCATTATAGCTGCCCAGGAGCAGGAAATGTTGGCATATGAATGCGAAAATCAGAGTTTGCGGGAGGCCATTACTTATCTCACAGAGGGTGCGGCAACTCCCGATGAAGTTCTGGAGAAAATGAAAAAGCAATCTGAGCTGTGTGATATGATGAAATTCCTTGTAAATGGTACGAGGGGGATGTTCTAATGTGGGAGACAGTCATTATCCCTATTGTTGTGGCGAGTATTCTTTTAGGTTCATTTCTTTTCGCTAAGCATATGGATACAATTCGTATGCAGGCTTGGCTAGATAAGAAGATTATCATTGAGAAATGGATTAAATATCGCCGCATCAAAGACCAGTATGAGACTGGACATGATTTCATTATCTCCATCGAGGAATTAAACGAAGCAGAACAAGATTTGCGGAAGACTGCTAAGTGGTATAATGATAAGTACCGTTTATACGGGTATTGTTGCCCGCCAGAACTGTTGTTTGATTTGGAGGATTAAAATGAAACGAATAATTGATAGACCTCAGATGTCTGACATGGGCAGCGGTTTTGGTCATATCGAAATTGAACAAAATGCTGTTACGCTCGAAGAGGCTCTGAAGTGGCTTCGGGAAAATCAAAAAACTTGGGGAACAGTAACCATTTATCGTGGCTCTGATAATATTGTGCGTTGTTTTGATTACGACCTATATAATAATAACATCTTTTATCATCACTTAAATGGTTGGCAATATGGATATATTGTCAAAAAGATAGAGTTTAATTACTGTTTTATGGGTGAAGATATTGATATTTATGTGAAGTAAGGAGGTTTCTATGGTAATTGCAAAATGGTCTGGCGAATACCCTTGCCGTTGCTCTGGTGAGTGGTCACTCTTCATCGGAGGAGTGAATTATTCCCATATGATTCCAGAAGACCTGCGAACTTCTCATATGAACACTGCCGGCACTTATGAAGAGTGGTGGTTTGATGACGATATGTGCGAACAGTTTGGAAACTACGAGGATGGTCTAGAATTTGAGGAGTGGGTTGCGGAGAATCCCTGGGTTCATGACCTGCCGGCTTCTTTGTTCGACATTTATTTGGCGTTTCAAGCCGAGGACTTCCGTCCTGGTGAATGTGGAGGGTGTATATAATGAAATATAAAACCGTTCCCTGTTTTTGGGTTGGAGATTTAGAAAATGCTCTTGAAGCTCAATATGGACCTGAATTCATCCAGGAGATTCGAGCAAAGCACAATGGTATTCGTCGTTTAATGTTTGATAATTTCTACATGAACGATGTGTGCTGCAAATATTACATTGACGAGCTTGATGAATATGAGGGTCATTCTTGGCAGGATGAAGCCCACATCCGTCTGGAAAATTGCATCAAGACTTTTCTGCGGGATATGTTTCCTGAGTACGACTATGTGGTCGTTGATGTAATGTGGTAAAGATAAGAAGCCTACTAGATGCTAGTAGGCTTCTTTGATTTTTATAAAAAAATATGATATAATATATATAGAAAGTGAAAGAGAAAGGAAATGATAAATATGGTATGGAGTTGGCAGTATGTAGCAACTTTTGTTGAGAGAGATTTCGGTGCTTACGTGGACTGGGATGAAGAGTTCTTCGAGTGCCCCGAATGTGGCGAGCCTATTTACAAGTGTGATTATCCCTATATCAGCGTCGGTATGATTTGCCCCGTCTGTGAAGCTATGATTGAGGAGGAATAATATGGTAGCAAAATCTTTTCAGAGTATGAAACAGTTGGGCGAGCCTTTCTGCGAAAAAGGTAAGATGTATGTAAATGTTCAGAATGAAAAGTCCGGCACTGTTCGTAAGGTTCGTTGGTATACTGAAGCTGAGTACGCTAAAATGTATGGCGAAAAAGTAGATGCTCCTGCAAAAGTTTTCAAGACTCAGAAGCAGGTTCTCGGCTTTGAGAATGGCTATGTAACTATCTTCAAGGGTGATACATATGCTAACCTGGAATGGTTCCAGAAGTCCATCGCAAGATACTGTAAGTGGTGGGGCTGGTACATTGTATCTACTGAAGCAGTTCCTTTCGACCTGCCTGCTGGCCTTGAGCCTATTGAGCTAAAGTGGGAACTGGTTGGTGAAGAAGAAGGTTGTCTGAAGCCTGATGCAGATGTTAAGTCTGCGGTTGAGTCTATCCTGTATGACAAGGGCGATTCTACTTTCCAGGGCACTGTAGGTGAAAGACTTGACCTTGAGGTCGAAGTTATCGTTGCTCATAAGCGTGATGGCTACTATGGTGAGCAGACTATTCACTATATGGTTGATGCTGCTGGCAATCAGTATCTGTGGAGCACTGCTTCCAAGAGTTGGGAAGTTGGCGATAAGCGTCATATTAAGGGTACTGTAAAAGACCATAAGGTCATTCGCAATGTGGAAACTACTGTCCTTACTCGCTGTTCTTTGGTGAAGTAAGGACAGCCAGCCACCTGGCGAAAAGAGTTCTCTTTGATTTTTATAAAAAAATATGATATAATATATATGTAAGATAAAGAAAGACATTAACAGCAATTTCAATTTGCCTGTCACGCCGGGGGTTGCAGGTTCGAGTCCTGCCTGGGTCGCCACATGGCCCAGTAGCTCAACTGGTTAGAGCGACGTTATGTAATATGTCTTGTATCTTGACCGACAGCAGATGGAGTCGTAAAACTGGCTAGTGAGGTTGTGGGCAGGTAATCCAAAATGACAAAACCTATCCCCCTGGGAGTTTGCGGTCTCGCCAGAATAATATCCAAAACCGCATCACATTTGAAAGGATTGATACTATGTGTAAGAATGTAGATTTCATTGATATGTCTTGGGACGAGCTGGAGGCTCTGGAAAAGGCTATCCACTTTGAAAAGATGCATCGTAAGGAAAAGCGTTTCAATGAGCTGGCGAAGGCTGCGGCCGAGGCTCTGACTGCTCTGAAAGATGAGTATCCTTATGTGGAGCTGACTTTCGAAGCTCATTGCGAAGACTGCGGCGAAAGCACCGAAGTAAACCTGTTTGATTACTTCAAACACTTCGGAGCGGGTCATTTCTCTATGGGGTAATGCGTATGAGTTGGTTTTGTGATGCTCATCGCGCTGAGCATAATGAGTGCGACCACAATAATCACGGCGTTCACAGCCATTGTGAATTTGGTCTGTTTGCACCGGACAGACATACTTCAATAAACAATCTGGCATTTTCTGCCTACGCATATCATCAGACTTGCATTGATGATTATGTTGAAAGGCTTGCGGCAGCTGATGACCCGAATGACAGTGCAACGCAGGCAAATCTGCTATATGCGGTAGGTCTAAGTCCAGATGCTTTGACCTCCGATGATATAGAATATATCGAGAGAGAGGTAAGTAAAAGATATGCCGACAGGTTCTAAACTCTATATGAGTTGGTGGGATTTTTGTGGCTATCTATCAGATTTTGAAGATTTCGTCTATGATGGTGTGTTTCATAAGATGGATTACCATATGTGGCGAAAGCTGAAATACAGCAGAGATAATGAAACTCAAGTTATCATTGAAAAGTGCGGCGATTCCTTTGTCGTGATTATTGGTCACGAAGATGAATATCATCGCTTTTGTCGTGGTGATGAAAGTTTTGGCGACTTTCTGTTTGAAAATCTGATTGATGTCAAGGAATATGACCACGACTGGAATTATTATAATATGCCTTTGAGTAATGAACTCGAGGTGCCTATTGATGCAACGGTACAATGCACCTCCAGTAGTGTATATCCTGTTAAGAATTATAAACTGGATATTGCAGCCATTGAGTCTGCAAAAAATATCGCTATTGATTGCGGCGAGGCTCTAAAGCATTCTTTGGCAATCACAAAAGATAAGCTGGCAGACATTGGTATTTCTGCTATTGCGGCAGATACCGGTCCCACACTTTCTTGCGTAATC